TTGTGACCTACATGAACGGCGGGCGCGATATGCACAAGGCCATGACCGAGACATCAACCTTCATGCGCCACCGATCGACCGTTTTGGCTGACCATATCGAGTCGCAAGTGACGGATGTTCTCATCAACAAGGGCAAGCTGGCGACGGTTCAGGATGCGGCGGTCAAGCACGGGTATATCTTCCAGCGCATTTTCCAAGGCTTTGTTGACACGGTGACGTGGACGGCGGCTATGGAGAAGGCGACGGAACAAGGCATGAGCCATGACGAAGCTGTCCGCTATGCCGACTCGGTAATTCGTGACACCCAAGGTTCGAGTGACCCGACCGACATTTCGACGGTTGAAGCGGGCGCGCCATTCGGTCGCCTGTTCACGATGTTCTACACCTACTTCAATTCTCAGGCCAACACGGCACTGACCGAGATCATCAACATGAAGCGTCAGTATCAGGGCGCGGCTCTAGCTGGGCGTATGTTCTACCTCTACATGATGTTCGTGGCCGTCCCTGCGGCGAGTGCTGAACTGATTGTTCGGGGAATCAAGGGGCAGTTGCCAGAGGACGACGATGACGACGGAACGGTGCTTGACGATTGGCTGGCATGGTTCGTGGGGTCGCAAGCCCGCTACCTGACGGCAATGGTTCCGATTGTCGGACAGTTCGGCAATGCGCTTGTAGGCGTTCTGGGCGATAATGAGGTTTACAATGACCGTATTTCAGGTTCTCCTGTCATCACGGTCGCTGATCAGGCTGTTCAGGCCGTGAGCGAGACGAAGAAGGCGTTTGAGGGCAAGGGCGACCTGTCGCGCTGGTTGCAGCGGAACCTGACCGCGCTCGGTCTTTTCACAGGTCTTCCGCTCGGCCAGTTGGGCAAGCCGCTTGGTTATGCGGCTGACGTGGCAGAGGGCGACGCGAAGCCTGACGGACTGACGGATGTGGTCAGTGGTGTTATAACTGGCCCGCCGCCAGCGAATCGGCGATAACACAGGCAGGAGGATACGATGGCTGTCACAGATGCAAGTTTGAAAGCGAAATACACGGGCAACAGTTCAACGACTGTCTTCACCTACGGGTTCAAGATTTTCAGCAAGAGCGACATTTATGTCGGTATCATTGACAATTCTGTTTCGCCCGCAACCATCACGCAGTTGACGGTTGACACTGACTTTACTGTCACAGGTGTCGGGTCGAATGCGGGCGGAACCGTGACATATCCAATCACAGGGACTCCGCTGCCGTCCACAAAGCAGATCGTCATCAAGCCGTCGCTTGAATACACGCAAGAGCTTGTGCTGGCGAACCAGTCCGACAAGCCGATTGAACTGGCTCTCGACAAGCTGTCCGTGCAGATCAAGCAGGTGGCCGAGGAACTTAACCGCGCTGCCAAGCTGACGGATGCGACTGAGGATTCTCCAGAAACACTGTTGACGGCAATTTACAACGCCTCTGCAAATGCCACGACTGCCTCGGCTGCGGCCTCGGCTGCGGCTGCTTCTGCTTCATCTGCGGCGACAAGTGCATCGAACGCTCAAAGCTGGGCGGCTTCTGTCAACCTTCCGTCCGTGGCTGGTCAAGCCCTCAAGGCGTTGCGCGTGAATGCTGGCGGGACGGCTTATGAGCTTTATACGGTGGCGGGTGGCGGCACGGGTGTCCTCAAGGACATGAATATCGGCGACGGCCTTGAGAACGATGGTGCTGGGAACCTTCGTGTCAAGCTCAATGGGTCACAGCTTGCGCGATCTGCTGCTGGCATGAGCATTGCGGCCAACAGTATCGGCCCGACTGAACTGGTAGCGACTGCGGTGACGGCTGGGTCTTATACGAATGCCAATATCACGGTTGATGCTGACGGTCGCCTCACGGCTGCCTCGAACGGGACTGGCGGCACTGGCCGTCTGATTGGCTATCAGGTGTTCACGACCTCTGGGACATACAGCAAAGGCACGAACAACCCTTCCTTTGTTGTGGTTGAGGTTGTTGGTGGCGGTGGCGGTGGCGGTGGCGCAAGCAATAATGCTGGGTCTTATTCTGCTGGTGCTGGCGGTGGCGGTGCTGGCGGGTATTCGATGAAGAAAATCCTTAACGCTTCACTTGCATCGAGCGAGTCTGTCACTGTTGGCTCAGGCGGTTCTGCTGGCGCGACGACACCGACAAACGGCGGGGCTGGCGGAACTTCATCGTTTGGAACTCATGCGACCGCTACTGGTGGCGGTGGAGGTTTGACAAGCCAAAATGCTGCAATTCGCGCTGGCGGTGCTGGCGGTAGCGGTGCAAGTGGCGACGTGAATGGTGCTGGACAAAAGGGTGGTGATGGATATACGCCAAGTAATGGAAGCACAGGTTCTATTGCCGTTGCTGGTGAAGGTGGGCCGTCATTGCTTGCAGGATATGGAAAAGGCGGTCAGGGTGGTGCAACAATCGGTGCTGGCACTGACGCTGGTGGAACTGGCTGGCAAGGTATCGTTATCGTATGGGAGTATGCGTGATGCGTTATGCGATTATCCATGAGGCGACTGGTATGGTTGCTAATGTCGTTGAAGCCCCTGAGAACTATATCGCTGGGCGCGGGTTGTTGGCTGTCCAAACAGACACGGCCAACATAGGCGACCACTATGAGGGAGGCGAGTTCATTCAGGCGACTTCTGTGTCATGATCGAACTGGCCTTTATCTTTCATGCGGCTGCCCTGATTATGGGGATGCTCATGCTGCACAGGTTTGGCGAACTGTTCCAGTCTGGCCGCATATCGCTGAGGAAGATCGACATCGTTGAAGCGATTTACCTGACCGTCTGCGGGTCAACACTGCTTTGTCCAGTTGCAATCTACGACTTGCTGCTGACTATCGCGGGAAAATCGGTTATAACGGAAACAACGATGGCTTACATGGCAGGGTCGGGGCTGGCCTTCACGGCGTTTCACCTGATTGGCTACAAGACAATGGAGCAGGTTGAACATGATCGACGGCGTTGGCGGATTGTTTAAGGGGCTGGCCGATTCAGTCGGTCTTATTTTTTTTGCGTTTTTCGGCGGAATTATCCGCACCATTTACCGACCGCGCTCTCGAAGCCTCAAAGCCTACATGGTTTCGATTCTCATCTCGGTTCCGCTTGGTGTTCTGGCGGGCATGATTGGTGAGGATTACGGGCTGTCGCCGTCTGTTGACATGGGTCTTGCCGTCATCGTTGGGATTATCTCTCACGACCTGATTGAAGCCCTGTTTTGGACGGTGGACAAAGTGCGCTCGAATCGCGAGTCGCTTTGGTCTGTTGTGCTGAAACGCCTGACTGGAGGAAAAGATGGGCAAGTTTAAGTTTTCTCAGTTCTCGCTCGACCGACTTGAGGGAGTTCACCCCAAGCTCGTGATGATCGTTTCTGAGGTCATGGCAATGGGCGTGATGGACTTCCGCGTGGTTGAGGGTGTCCGCACCGTGTCACGCCAGAAAGAGCTTGTTGCGGCTGGAAAGTCAAAGACGATGCTGTCAAAGCACCTCGTCCAGCGCGACGGGTTCGGCCATGCGGTTGACCTGTTCCCCTATCCTGTTGACATGGAGAAGGTGAACAAGGGCGACGCGCGCGAGATTTCCCGCTTTGGTGTCCTTGCTGGACTGGTCAAGGCGGTGGCGTTCAGCCACAATGTCAAGGTGACGTGGGGCGCGGACTGGGATGGAGATGGTGAAACGCTCGATCACACCTTCTTCGACGGCCCACACTTTCAGATCGAGCTTGATGAGGTCTAACATGAACATTCTCAAGAAAATCGGTGAGCTGCTGGGCGACGTTGGCGAGTGGCTTCTGGGTATTGGTGACGATACCATCGAGTTCGCCAAGGGTGTGCTTATTACCCTGAGCAAGAACCCGGAGATCCGTGAGCTGGCTATCGTGGCCGTCAAACAGGTCGAGGAAGCTGCTCTGGCTGCCGTTACCGGCGACAAGGTAACAGGCTCTCAGAAGCTCGCTCAGGCTCAGGACATCGTTATCTCTGGCCTGAAAGAAAAGGGTCTTCCGGTTGTCATGAGCGCGGTGAACGTAGCCATTGAGGCTGCTGTCGCCAATATGCGCGAGGGCAATTAACCATGTGGACGACCATCATTGGTGCGCTCGTCCGTGGTGGTTTCAGCTTCATCCTTGGGCTTATCTTCAAGCCCAAGGTGGAGCCGTCCGCCGAGGTCAAACAGGCTATCGAACAGAAAGAGGCCATTCATGCTGTTGAACGTGAACAAACTGACCGCCTTGCCCATCGTCCTGCTACTGCTGACGACACTGACAAGCTGCTCGACTCTTGGGCAAGAGACCTCAACTCCCGCCGCTGAGGACTGCCGCCATGCCGTTGAGGCTGTGCGGGTGGTTGTGACCCCTGAGCGTCTAAGCTGCATCCAGCGTGAGCGGAAGGCCGCTGAGTGGGGCGAATGCGCTGAGGGGGTGCTGAGGGACTGGATTGCCCAGAACGCTCCCAGCGACGTTCTAAATGGGTCTGGCGCACGTTAAGAATCTGTGACATATTTGCATTGATAAAGCCCGTCAAGGATAGGCCGCAAGGCTCCTCAAACCGACGGGCTACTTTTTTGACCATATTCCTGACATAACGAAAATGGTAAAGGCCAGCCCGACGAATCGGACTGGCCCCATGACCGCGAGTCGAGGTTTGCAAGCAAGAAGCGCGGCCATTAACTTTTACACGCGCTCGCTGATTTCGTCCAGAGTCATCCCGAACTGTGTGATGGCGCACACCACAATGTCGTCGGCGGCTTCAAGGAACCCTTGCGCGACTGCCAAGTGTCCCATGCGATTGAGCGCGTTCCCCCTGTTTTTGAGTGAGCGATAGAAGGCGGCTGTCATGTCCGCCTTTGTTGGCTCTGGCTTTGGTTCAGGCCGACGCTTTTGCATTCTGCCTCTCCTTCATCTCAAAAAAGCACCGCATACAGGCTTGCACGTCTGCCATTGCGTCGTGCGCCCCCACCATCTCCTCGCCGAACAGGAACTTGTAAAGCTCTGCCAGCTTCGGGGCTTTGAACTCGTTGAACCCCGCCGCCTTCATGCGCTCCGTTGGCGGTAGCTGACACAGGTCGCGCCCGTGGTGCATTGTGCAGAACTGGTCATCAGGGAACGGCTCAAGCGTCTTCGGTTTTGCCCTCGCAAGGGCGAAGTAGATCAGCGAGAGGTCGAACTGGATGTTGTGCGCGACCATCAGGTCGGCTTGCCAAGCCAGATTGCAGAACAGGGCGACGGCTGCCCGCTCGCTGATACCGTAGTTCAGACAGTCCGTTTCGCTGATTCCGTGGGTTTCCTGCGCCTTCTGTTCAATTGTCCATCCCTCGCACTTCACAAGGACGTTGACGGAAGACACTATTTTACCCGTGTCGGTGGTCAGGACGGCGGCAAGCTGGACGATGTGAGGCTGGCGCGGGTCGTCGTTAGCGGCTCCCTTGACGGGGAGTCCGCTGGTTTCGGTATCGAAGAACAGGATCGTCATTTCATTGCCTTCCTTATCAAGGACAGGTTTTTGCAATCAAAAGGCGTTAGTTTTAACCTTCTGCACTCTTGCGCTGTTGGCTCTCCTACGTCTCTGAACCTCTGTCGTTCTGCTGTCCCAACACCCTGTTCAGCAACGGTTGAGCTAAGGCAGATTAAATATCCCCTAATCCACTCATTGTCGCTGTCTTCAATCATGCGCGAAGCTGACCTAAGAAGCTGAACGTCATCAGGTTCTATGGTGCTTCCTGCCGCCCAAGACTTAATCTCTGCGGCTGTATATTGCTTGTCTATCTGTCCCATTTCAGTTTCCTCTTCATTGTCTAGTTGCTCCTATAACTTCAACATCTCCACCACGGCAGACGTGGAGAAGTGCTTTTATTCCATTGAAAAACGTCTCATCAGAGGCACAAACTCTGGCATGATTTTGAACCACAAGCATGAGCATTGCTGACATAGCTTCTGATGGGCTAAATCCTGATAGTTGCAGAAAACTAACCAGCGCCTTTTCACAAATAGATATTCTATTGGCGTGTTCATCTGTAACATTAGATATGTCGATTGTGTTCATTCTGATGCGCTCCTTGTCTCAAAGAAACCCGCTAGGAAGTCATAATCCTGCATGGCCTTGCGGGCGTAATAGGCCGTGTGGGAATTGCATATTTTGAAGTCTTCACCCTTCGTCTCAACGGCGACGTGCCAGCGGATACGCTCGATGATGGCCTTCGCTTCGAACCGTTTGTGTCCTGCATACCAGAGTTCCATTGTGAACTTGATGAACAGTTCGTAGATGGCTGGATTCTCTCGGTCAAACTCAGCCGCCTTGAGTGCGACGGTGCTGCCGAAATACGGGTCACGCGGCTTGAAGGTGAACAGGTCTGTCATGGCTGCCTCACTGCACTGGTGATGAAGGACTTTCTCAGCGTCACCTCGTCGCCAGCTTCCTTGACATTGTAGTCCAGCATGGCCTTGGCCGTTCCAGCGACGACGACACCGCTCAACCATTCATCAAATTGACCAGTGACGCGCATGAAGAATCGCCCCTTTCTGGTGTGGCTTATCAGGTATGTCGAGCCTTCGACGTATCCCTCTGGCGCAAGGGTGGATTTCCCCTGCGCCGCCGCGTCCTGAATCTCGGACATGAGATTGCTGTCAATCATGCTGGCACGTCCCCCGACCCTTGGCAGGTCGGACATTCACTGTCACCGAGGTCGTCATTGATACGTCCAGAACCCGCACACTTCGGGCAAGGCTTGAACTTCGAGTCGAACTCGATGGGGTCGCCAAGCAAGTCGGCCTGTGGCTGCTCGACCTTCTCTGGCTTAACTGTCAATGATTCCTCGACTGTTGGCGTGACCGTCGTCTCGATCTGGGCGGGCGCGGGGTCGAGGTCGCTGGTGTCCAGCTTCTCACCACGCTTCGCCTCAACGGCAATGTCGTTCAGTTCCTCGGCGATACCGATACCCATAAGCAGGTCGGCGAATCCGTCGCGCAAGCACCACGCACGGGCGCGGTTAAACAGCATACGGGCAGGATAAAGCCGCCACGGCCCTTTACCCAACAGTCCAGCTTTCTTTGCGTCGTCCATGCTGAACTCGCGCGACATTGCCTCGCCCTGACCCTTGCGCTTGACAGTCACGACACATTTGAGCGAATCGCCCATTCCCGTGTATTCGTGCTTGATATACTCAAGCTGGCCAGAGCGGTGGACGAGGGCGGACGCACCGTCACCCCATAGTGCTGTGCGACCGTTGATGACCATGATTGTCTCCATCGCTGTCACGGGGGCAATGCCGATTTCCATGCCCTTTAAGATGACCAGCATGGCCTTGGCCTTCGTCTCTTGGTCTGTCTTGCCCTTGATGCTCTCAGGAACCATGCCCGCTACGACGAACGCTTCGGCCAGTCTGGCGGCTTCTGCGTTGTCGCGGGGGATAATTGCCATGATGGGCGCGCCGCTTGCCATAGGTGCTTTGGCGGGGACTTGTGCGGGTGTCTGGTTGGTTGTGTCAGTCATTTCTCATTCTCCTGTTAAAACTCGGTTGCGTAAGCTGGGAACATCATGTCCTCGAACTGGTCAATGTCACCAGTGTCAACCCACGGGTCTGTCCCGAAGGTCTCGAAGTTCTGCTTGTAGATGCGGATTGCCTCCTCGATGGCGGCTGACCCTGCATTCCACACCGCGCCGCGCGGTAGTTTCTTGCCCTTGGCAATCGGTGCGGTTCCCTTCTGCTGGAACACGAAATAGAACCCATGTTCCTCAGCCTCAGACAGTGACTTCAAGAACTCAGGCGGTGCGTATCCGAAGACACGACCTTCCTTGGCGAACTTGACGGCCATAGGTGCGGCAACCTCACCGTAAAACACCCCTTGAACGTGGTATTTGTAGGAAGCCATTGCGAGATATATGGCACGGTCAACGCTCTTGCCGCCCATGTTCTCGAACGTCTTTAGGTCAATAATCGCCTTCGGCTTGAGGTAGTCGAAGCGGCACTTGTAGCGGAACCCGTCTTTGCCAGTCCACACCACTGTCACCTCTGGCATACCGCCGACAAAGCAACGGCTCAGGGCTGGGTGTTTCTCAATCATGGCGGCTGACAGTTCGATACGCGAGATCAGGTCTTCGCTCAGGAACTCCTTGCCGTCATGCTCATCCTGATATGCTTCAAGCAGGTCGTCATAGTAGTCGAACTCCACGCCAGCACCGCGCAGACGGTCAACCAGAATGGCCTTTGTCCCACTGACGGCGAGTTCTTTTTCAGCGCACAGCTTCTTTAGGTCGTCCTGAGTGGTCAGACAATCCGCTGGCGCGCTGAACTTCGGCGCATAGGCTGAATAGAACGCCTCTTCTCCTTCGAGGATTCGCTTGTGGTATGCCTTGCCGACTGTCCGAGCTTCGGTGTCGTTCTGCTCGCGGTGCGGGTTCATCCAGCTATTCGCCCAGAACATCATCGGGTGAGCGAGTAGCTGCTTGATTCCACTGGCCGAGATGGCAGGAATGGCGTGATAGAGTTCTTCGGGTAGGCCGAAGTGAAGGCCGTTTTCAATCTTGTCGCTCATTTCTGCTCCTCCGCTGCCGAGAGTTCGCTTGCCAGCTTGCCCAGCGTGTCGAGTCGCTGCATGATGTGACCGCTTAAAACACCCATAGAAAAGGCAAGCTGGTGAACCTCAGTGTCCTTGTCTGCTTGGCGGAACTCTAAAGCGACCTTGTTAAGATAATCCGCTATTGATGCCTTGAGTAAGGCTGTTTCCTGTCCGATCTGACGGACGCGACCGATTTCCATTTTACTTCTCCTCTCTCTGTTTAACATACCATTCACACCAGATGACCTCATCCAGTGAGTGCCATTCATGCTTGTCGTTATTGGCGACGATCACTTTGCCGTCGCTGGCAAGGTGATAATGGTGACGCTGACCAACAACCGACTGTGCGCCCCACCGCATAGCGTTCCAAAGCTGCTCGTCTGTGTATCTGTTGCGGGCGAACTGCTCATTAATGCGCTTCATCACCTCAACCATCGTCTCGCAACGACCGCCGAGAAACAGGTGTTCTCCATTGTGCTGCATGGTGAGTGACCAGAATGCCTTGCTGTTCTGCCACTTCTTCGGCTCGATGCGAATCTCAGTCGGGTGACAGAACTGGATCGGGCGTGGCGGGCGGTCAGTCATGGTCATTCCCCATGCAGTGAAACGCCTCATGCGCTTCAAGGCCGTCCATCGTGTAGCCGTTCTGCTCCGCGCGGTGGGGAAGATGGTCTGGCATGATGATGCGGCACACTGGGCCACTGCTCACCAGAGTCCACGCATAGGCGCGGCCTGACGGATGCGACTCGGCTGGATTGCCAACGGCGGTCATTATCGTCTGGCGTGTCAGTGTGAATGTCGGCCAGCACCATTGATGGTCACAGCCAGCGGTGTATGTGCGCCCCGTTATCTCAACGGTGTCTGCGCGCGCGCTGCACGATACAAGGCCGATGATGCCCCATATCGCCGCGCCCAAGAGAACGCCACGGGCAATGCCGCGAACGTCTCTGAGTGGGTCTTTATTTGTGTTCATCTTGTCCTCTGTTCTCTGCTGCCACACTGGCCGCAGTTCTTGCTTGCCCGTCCTGTATAGTCCATATAAAAAGAACTGTCAAACAAAAAAATAGCTTTCCTTATCTTTGCTATTCTGTTAATGGTATCAGCATGAAAGGAGGTCGCACCATGAAACGACCAAAGATACTCGCAGACTGGCGGTGGAGAATCGCCAAGGCTGGCCTTCGCCAATATGAAGCGGCAAAAGAAATGGGTATGTCAAACGCTGCCCTTAGCCGCATTCTCAATGGGAATGTGAAGCCTCTTGAATTAACAGTTGCGCGAATCGAGACGTTCCTCAAATCAAAGGGGGTTTGATATGTCAACGTTCAGTGATGGGATCGACTCTGCGCGTGAAAAATTCAAAAAGTGCGTTGCATGGGCGATATTCAGATCATGGGAGTCAATGGATGACGAATCAGAAGTTGTTAAGCCCGCTGATATGGATGAGCTTGATTGGTTCTGGTGTCTTGGTTATGCGAGGGCTATTCAAGAAGAAAAAATGAAGGCGTAGGTGGATGAATGTCTGGCTTCACCTACTCCTACCGTTCCAAATGGACTCATCCAGTTTTTAGAAATCTGGTTGAAGCTGCCGTATGGGCATGGTTGTGCGACTCTGCCGTGTGGAAAGACTGTCGTGTTAACTACAACGGGGATGTTGTGAGCCTGACAAGGGGTCAAATAATCACGTCAAGGTCTTATATTTCCAACGGTTTTTGCCTTGGCGAACAGCGTGTTCGCACTCTGCTAGCTCGAATGGAAAAGGATGGCATGATTAACCAGCACCCAACCAGCAGGGGGACTATAATAACCATTTGTAATTACGACAAATATCAGTCATCACAACCAGCCGATGAAGATGAAACTAACCAGCACCTAACCAGCACCCAACCAGCACCTAACCAGAATAAGAAGGAAGGGAAGGAAGGGAAGGAAGGGAAGGAAGGAATCATACCACCCACCAAAAACAACCCAGACCAACTCGATATGCAGGTCATGTTCGAGGACTTCTGGGCGCGCTACCCAAACCGCAAAGCCAAGGGCGAAGCCCGTAAGGCGTATGAGAAGGCAAGAACGAGGGAGTCACATGAAAACATTATCGCAGGTCTTGGACGGTTCATTGAAGCTAACCCGTGGAGGGGAGAGCTACGATACTGCAAACATCCCGCAACGTGGCTTAACGCTGACGGCTGGGCCGATGAGTATTCTAGCCCTTCCGCCGCTGGAACAGGAACCGCCACACCAGAGGGCGCAACGAGCTACGAACGCGGCATCTTGGCTAGCCTCGCCAGAACTTCGGGCGGTTAGGACTTCGCTGCAATACGCCAACAGGTTCAACGAATCGAAGGGTGTTGACGAGTATGTCCCCGCCTTCGTGTCGGTGTCAGTCCGTCGGGAGTCCCTGTCGGAAACGGCGCACGAGCGGGTTCTGACCCTCATGCACCCTGCCAGCGTCGAGGAAATAACCTATCACCTGAACCGTCTGCTGCTGCACAGGCGCAAGGCCAGCATTGGCGAGGCGACCCTGCCAGCGTTCATCGAGGACGTGGCTGGTGACTTGAGGCGGCTGGGCGTGACCACCTTGGGCATGGCCATCACCGCCTCGGCTCTGAGGCTGCACCCGCTTGACCAGTGGTATCCGCAATGGCCTGAGATTGAGTCCGTCGCCTGTGCGGTTGAGAACGGGTTGAAGGCCATGCTGAGGCCAATGGAACAGCCGACCGCATTGCCGAAGCCTGACATCCCCCGCGACCGTCGGGACATCCCAAAGGCCAAGTGGCTGCAACAGGACTGGCAGGATTACGTCGATGAGGCCGCCCGCATGGCCGAGATGTGGAAGGACAACGGCGAGATTGAGCGGGCGAAGGACTGGGTTGAGGTCGTCCGTGGTCGGATCATGGAGTTCGACTCTGAGGCGCGTGGGTTCAAGATTATCGATTCGGAGGTCGCAAAATGGGTTTTGTAAGTTATCAGCTTTCCACACCGCCAAGTGTCAACAAGCTGTGGAAGCCAGTGGTTAAGCGCGGCGCGAACGGTCGCGCTCATGCCGAGATTAAGAAACGCCCAGCATATGGGATGTGGCTTGAAGTGGCAGGGTGGGAGATTGCCAGCCAACGCCAAGGTCAACGGCCTATGCGCGACGATCAGCGGGTCAAGGCGACGTATCTCATCGAGCGCCCGAAGAAGTCCCGCGACCTCGACAACTACCTCAAAGCGCTTAACGATGCGCTGGTTCGGTTTGGGGTCATCAAAGACGACTCGCTCATCGAGGAGATTGAGGCGAAGTTCGCGGACAATGTTAAGGGTGTCATCATCATGCTTGAGGAGGTAGTTCCATGTGCGTAGCTCCGTTCAAACTTGTTATTGAGAATCCACCAAGGACTATGACTCGCCAACAGTGGAAGGAAGCAAGCCGCTATTTGAGAACTGTCGCCAAAAAAATTGAGCAGAACATTGCACCGATTTGGGAGGGGCCGATTTATGAATACTGAATTATCGACCTGCCGCACCATAGGCAATGCGACGCTGTATCTGGGCGACTGCTACGACGTATTACAAGAGTTAAGCCCTGACTTTGACGCGCTCGTCACTGACCCGCCGTATGATTTCGAGACAAGCGGCGGCGGAATCTTCCGCCGCAATCGCACGGTGATGGATCAGATTGCCGAGGCTGGACTGGACAAAGGGTTCGACATTGAGTCCATGCCCCTGCAAATTGGCAAGTCTGCGGTGTTCTTCTGCCACAACGACCAGCTTCCCGACCTTTTGCTCGTCCTGCGCCAGCGGTATGAGCGGTTCGCGGTCTGCTCGTGGCACAAGTCGAACCCCATGCCCGTCGCCAACAAGCACTATCGGCCTGACACAGAGTTCTACATTCACGCATGGCGCAAGGGTGGTCATCCAGTGGGCGACCTGCGCGACCTTGGGCGGTATGTAATAACCCCAGTTGGAAAATCAATCTATGACCACCCGACTTGCAAGCCTCTGGCCGTGATGGACAAGGTGGTCAAAAACGTGCAGGGAGGAATCATCCTTGACCCGTTCATGGGGTCAGGTTCAACGGGGATTGCTGCGCTTCGCGCTGGTAGGAAGTTTGTGGGTATCGAGAAGAACCCCAAGTTCTTTGACATTGCCGTCCGCCGAGTCGAAGATTTTTACAACAACCCAACTTTGGGGCTTGCGGTTTAGGTGAAAAAGATTTATTGTCCATTTCACGCAAGCAAGAAGTCAGGCATCCCGCCTGATAGATACGAGGAGAGAATTATGGTCAAGCTGATTGAACGCGAGTTTCAGGGCCAAAAGGCGACTGTGATTTTAATGGACGAATCGGCGAACCTGTCACCCGCTGAATGGGACAAGGAGTTCATCCGCCTTCACGTTGAGCGCGAGAACCGTCTGGCGGCTGGTCAGTCCTCACCGACTGGCTGGCCGATGCAGCGCGTCGCCAAGCCTGACGACGGAATCACCATCCCGCGCAAGCCGTTCAAGCTCAACCCGCCAGTTCTTCCGCCTAAGTCGGTTGACTGGCTGGACGTGGATAGTCCAGTGGAGGGAGATTTTCTGACGATGGATGACCCGTGGTGGCTCCTCGCAATCTATGCCTTGACTGGCGCGGCCATTGTGGTCTTTTGTGCGTTCTACTTCATGGGAGTTATCTGAAAATGCGTCAAAAGTTTCTCGTTTCTCTGACCAACGGCAAAGAGATGACCGTCTATGCTGACGATTATTCGATCAGCCCCGCTGGTTTTGTCCTTTTCCTGCAAGAGCCTCAAGCTATCGCTGGCACACAGGCGCAGATGATTCATGTGACGGCGGTGGCAATCGCGTCGCTCGTCTCAATCATCACACTCGATCCAGCGGGTAATCCGCTGCACGAACGTAGCGGCTCAGTGCTGACCGCTGCTTTCATTCCTGCCAACAGCACAAACTAGGAGAACTGTATCATGTCCGAAGGGGTAATTCGTGCATTCAGTCAGTTCCTTGGCTCGCTCAACTACGGGGCGACGCATGAGGAATTGACCAAGCAAATGAACACACTCATCGCCGAGATGGCAACGACACGTTGCGACAAAGGCGGCGGGGTTGTGAAGGGTGAACTAGCGCTCAAGCTGATGTTCAAGCTCGATGAGCATATGGAGGTCACGCCTGAAATCAAGATCAAGAACCCAAAGAACATCGAAGGCAAGGCCGTGTTCTTCCTGACCGCCGACAATCAACTGAGCAAGACTGACCAACGTCAGATGCAGCTCGACATCGGTGGCGGTCGTGTAAGCCGTGCCGAACGTGAAGCACTCAACACCATGGAGGGTTAATCATGGATATGGAAGACATCAACAGCATCAATGAGCAAATCAAGCTGTCCGAGGTTGTTAAGGTGGACGGCAAGGAAGTTCTCGTTCTGGCTAATGGGGCGGAAGCGCGTCCCGAAAGCAATGAGCTTCACAAGCCGGCGCCGCGTCGCCGCACTGGGAACCTGCAAGTCGCTGACCTGCAATCCTTCGTGGAACTGACAAACCGCTGGAAGCACCTCGACTCCATCGTCGCAACGTCAAGCAAGGCGGAAAAGAACCGCGTGTCCGCGTCAATGGTCACGGTGTTCAATCCCGCTCCTGCTGGCTCTGACTTCGCCAAGGCTGGGCATGGTGACGACAAGGTGTCCTATCACTTCCCTGTCTCGAAGGCTCTGGCCGACTGGCTGGCGAAGAATGAACTGGTGTTTGACCAGACCGAGTTCGCCGTCTTCCTTGAGGATATGCTGCCCGACATCGCCAGCCCGTCCTCGCTCAAGGAACCGTTCCCGCCCATTATCGCGGGTTCGTCCTACGGTGAACCGCTCGACCTGCTCAACCTGTCCCGCCGTCTAGAACTGACAGTGACCGAGAACGTCGTCTCATCCGCCCGTCTGTCGTCTGGCGAAACCGAGATGAAGTTCTCACAGGAACACAAGGCGACCGCTGGCGGGCAGACCGTCCGTATCCCCGATGCGTTCCTGCTGCGGATTCCGCTGTTCGACCGTGGTCAGGTCTACACCCTGCCCGTCCGTCTGCGTTACCGCGTGAAGGAAGGCAAGCCGGTGTTCAGCTATTCGCTCTATCGCCTGTCTGACATCCTCGAGAAGGCTGTCTCTGACTGCGAGTCGACGGTGGCTGCTTCCTGTTCTCTCCCCATGATTCGGGTGGCGTAACATGGAAGGTAGGCAAGTAATGGCTGACGACCAGAAGCCGGAACAGACGCCGACTCGGGAACTCTATGACCGACTCGACGCGATTGACACTCAGATCGCCACGTTGCAATCTGAGCGCACTCAGGTCGCCAAGACACTTCGCTCCCGCCTCGGGCGCAAGTAGGACTTAACGCAGGGGGGTCAGACGGCAAGACGACCGACTCATACACGGTAGATAGCGGGTTCAACTCCCGCCCCTGCATCCAACACGGCCAGATGGGGAAACCTGTCTGGCCTCTTGCTTGAGGACACAATGGCCGCACCACGACTCTCTGACTGGAACTCGATGGAATCCGCCCCAACAGATGGGAGATTCGTTGAACTCCTGCTCCAAGACAGACACAACAAGCAACTGTTCGGCTGCGCTGACCTGCACCGCTGGGACGGCTACAAATGGCGAACCCGCGCCGGCATTGACATCCATCCATCCATCAGGCCAGTCGGCTGGCTCACGCCTAAGGTTGCGGAAAAGACGGTTAACGCTTAAACTCCGGTCACAGGAGGGCGCAAGACCATGAAGCCGACCATTCACTTCTCAATCCGCAACACCCCATTCGGGTCGTTTTGCTTTTTTTTGATGCAGGGCGGCAACAAGATTGCCGAGTCTGTCGATTTCCCCACCCATGAGGAGGTCTGCACCGTCATCCGCGAGATACGCGCTGCCGGCCAAGACTTCAACGTGGTTGACGCTACCCGTGATGGCAAGCTGAACCCCTACAAGGATTAACCTGATGGGCGATACCACGAAGCCCGAGGATGAGTTCGACCCCTCTCTCCCCCTAGATGATCCGGGGGAGGAGGCGTTTGTCCTCAGCTATCTCAAAAATAAACGAAATGCGACAAAGGCTTATCAGGAATGTAACCCTGATGTGACCTATGACTCTGCTCGTGTTTTGGGGTGCAAGAAATTAGCAAACGTTAACATTCGTGCGCGTATAAGGACGCTCGAGCAACAGGCGCTCTTTGCCAGCGGGTTCCGGGAGGAGGTTCTGGTCGAACAGCTCCTCAAGTTCGGTCTGCTGGGTTCTCTGCGGCATTTCGTTAAGGCTAATCCGCAAGGCGACCCTGTGTTCGATTTCAGCGAGGCGCTCAAGAACGAAGACGTGATGGACACCCTGAGCGAACTGAGCATCGATTCCTATTACGATCAGGGACTCGAGAAGATGGTGAAGACCATCAAGCTCAAGCTCGAGCCGCGTCAGGAGGCCATTAAGACACTGGCGACCATGCAGGGCATGTTTGCCAAGGACAATGCCCAGAAGGCGGCTGCAAGCCAGCTACCGCCGATTATCGTTCAAACCGGAATAGAGGCCCCGCCGAACAATGTTCCTGCCCAGCTACCTACACCCGAAGACGACAAACCGGGTAATTGACCTCGGCTATCGTCCCCACCGGACGCAGCTCGAGGCACACCGGACGTTCGCCCAGTGCCGTTTCATGGTGCTGGTGGCTCATCGCCGCTGGGGCAAAACCAAGATGGCGCGGCATAGCCTTATCGACGCGGCCATGCGCTATCAGGGCGAGGACGAGGGACGTTTCAGTTACGTCGCCCCGCTGCTCAAACAGGCCAAGGACATCCAGTGGTCGGCCATGAAGGCTGCCTGTAAGCATCTGTTCCGTGACGGCGGTGTCACCAAGAACGAGGCAGAACTGACCATTACCTTCCCGAATAATGCCCGAATCCGCCTCTATGGTTCCGAAGACCCGGACGCTCTGCGCGGCGTTTATCACCACGGCATTGTCCTCGATGAGGTCGCCCAGATGAAGCAAAAGCTCTGGGACGAGGTGGTCAAGCCGTCTCTGGCCGACAAGCAGGGATGGGCGCTGTTCATCGGAACACCCAAGGGATTCGACGAGTTCCACCGGATTTATGAGGGCGCGACGACCGGCTGGACGATGCCGGATGGAACCATCTACAAAGACCCGCAATGGAAGTCCCTGCTCTACCGGGTCGACGAAACCGGCCTTCCTTGGCTGTCCGAGAAGGAGATGAAGACCCAGAAAATCGGCATTTCAGACGCGACCTATCGTCAGGAATGGCTCTGCGACTTCACTGCCTCTGCCGATAACGTCCTGATTACGATCGACGTGGTCACTGCCTCGACCCAGAAGCCAGTCCAGCCGGCGGACGTGATTAACTCGCCGCGAATCTTGGCCGTTGACGTTGCCCGGTATGGCGACGACCGCTCAGTCATCTTCAAGCGTCAGGGATTGTGGTGCGAAAAGCCCATAGTTCGCCAAGGCTTGAACAACATGGAGCTGGCCGACCTCGTGGCTGCCGAGGCGCGGCAATGGGGATATGACGCCATTTTCATCGACGCTGGCCGTGGCGAAGGTGTCATCGACCGGCTGCGCCAGATGGGCCTCGACCGGGTGTTCGAGATTAACTTCGGCGCTGTCCCGCTGGATCCGTCCTACGACAACAAGCGGGCTGAGATGTATTTCCGTATGGCCGAATGGTTCGAGTCGGGTGGCCGTATTCCGAACATCCCCGAGCTGAAAACCGAGCTGTCATCCATCACCTACGGCTACACAAAGACTGACTCGAAGCGCAAAATCGACTCGAAGGACGACATCAAAAAGACCCTTGGCCGGTCGCCAGACTTGGCCGACGCTCTGGCCCTCACCTTCGCCACCACTGTCATCCCGCGCAGTCGGGTTGTAATAAACGGGAAAGCGGGTAGTATGTATCAGCACGACTATGACCCTCTGGCCCAAGGGAGATGACCGCCATGTGCTTCTCAAAGCCCAAGATTCCGACCGTTGAGGCGCCGCCTGAGGCGCCACGCCAGCCTCGAGCTGTTGACCTGTCTGTTACCACCGCCCGCAATGCCGAGATGAATCAGGCTCGAGCTGCCGCTGGCCGTTCAGGAACCATCCTGACATCCGGCCTGAGCAATTCGACCCCTGCCAACACGGGAGCGACGGGAACCCGAACCGTCCTTGGGTGAGCTGAATGGCAGATAGCCTCGTCAAGAACTTCCGCAAGCACTTTGAGGCCATTAAGGTCGACCGTGCAGACTGGGAACCGGGCTGGCGTGACATCGCCAAGGGGTTCTCTCCTGTTCGTTCGCGGTTTTCCATCACGGAAACCAACAAGAACAACCAGTCCCGCCTCAATACGCCGCTGAATAACTGCGGTTCCCGCGTTCGCCGCGTGTTCCGGGCCGGCCTGACCAATGGCACTTGTTCGCCCGCCCGCCCGTGGTTCCGACTCGGTCTGGCCGATATGGATCAGGCCAACAAGTCCCGCCCAGTGCGCGAATACCTCGAGGCGCTTGAGCGTATTTTCCTCGAGATTTACCGCTCGTCGAACTTCTACCGGGCCATTCCGATGACGCTCGATGACTGCGGCACGTTCGGCACGTCCTGCGTGATTCCGACCGAAGACTTTGATAACGTGATGCACTTCACGCCAGTCGTCACGGGCCAGTTCTGGCTCAATACCGGCGACAATGGCAAGGTGAACGCCATGTTCCGCCAGTTCACGCTCAACAGCAAGGCGGCGATGCAGAAGTTCAGCGGCAAGGTTTCAAACCGTGCGCTGATGGCCTACAACAACAGCGATTACACGACAAAGTTCGAGTTCGTGCATTGCATCTGCGAGAACCCGGACGCCAAGAACAACGCCATTTATGGGCGCGATAAGTCATACAAGTCGGTCTATTTCGAGCCTTCTGACACTGAGGACACGCTGAACCGCGAATCAGGATATGACATCTTCCCGGTCATGGCTCCGCGCTGGGAACCCACTGGCGAGGACACTTACGGCTATGGCTGTGGCGCGGTTGCGCTGGGCGATAACAACCAGCTCCAGCTCCAAGAACGTCGCAAGGCTCAGGCTATCGACAAGATGGTCAGTCCGCCCCTTCAAGCCCCGACCAAGATGAAGGATCAGCCCATCGCCGGCATTGCTGGCGGTATTACGTTTGCAGACCCCGACGTTCAGGGCCGTCAGGCTATCAACCCGCTGTATACGGTCGACCCGCGTCTGGCCGAGCTGCGCGAGGATATGGCTGCCGTTGAGGCTCGTATCGAGGACGCCTTCTACTACAACCTGTTCCTGATGCTTGCGAATGACACTCGCTCAAACATCACGGCGACCGAGATTGCCCAGCGCCAAGAGGAAAAGCTGGTCATGCTTGGGCCGGCCATGGAGTCGGTTCATAACGAGCTGTTCGACCCTATTATCTCGGCAACCCTGTATTACGCCGACAAGGCTGGTATTCTGCCGCCGGCGCCCAAGGAATTGCAGGGTAAGGCCATTAAGGTCGAGTATATCAGCACGATTGCACAGGCTCAGAAGATGGTCGGCATTGCGACCGTCGAGCGTTTCGTCGGCTTTATCGGCAACCTGTCCCAGTTCTTCCCGGCTGTCCGCCACAAGGTTGACCCGTTTGCGACGGTCGATCAGGTCGGCGATATGCTCGGCATCCGCTCCGGCATCATCCGTGGCACTGACGAAGCCCAGCGCGACGCTGCGTCTGAGGCTCAACAGGCTCAAGCCGCCCAGATGATGCAGATGGGCCTTGCCGGCACACAGGCTGCCAAACAGCTTTCCGAGGCCAAGACCGCCCGTGGCTCGGTTCTCGACACTCTATCGGGCGTTTAAGGAGGCAACACCATGAGCAACATCACGGCATCAGGCGCCATTACGGCGCTCAACGGCACGGTTCCGACCGACGGCTCGAGCTTTATCTGCTCCTCCCGCGACTTCACGATGAACATCGAGGGGACGTTCGTTGGCACAATCACCATCCAGCAAAAGAACCCGTTTACCGGCAACTGGGTCGACATCGACTCGTTTACCGGGCCGGCTGCCCGCAATGGCTATTCTGCCCACCGTGGCGCCGAATACCGTGCTATCTGCTCGGACTACACGTCGGGAACCGCAAATGTGTTCTTCGGCGCTGCCAACGACGCTTAAAGGGGTTTAGCCATGCCCGCAATGCAATCAGCTATCCTTCGACCGATTATGACCTCAATGCTGGCGCTGATGAGCGCCGGTCAATTTGGTGGTGATAGCCTTGTCTTTTCGGCAAACCTTCTGAACTATGGCCTTGATAGCCATGTCTCGTTCAGCCGTCCTTCTGCGGCCACTGACATCATCGACGGTGTTCTGACCACCTTTGCCTCAGGTGTTCCCCGTATCAGCCCGCAAAATGGCGTGTATGTTGAAACCAAGTCGACGAATCTCGATTGGAACGATGTGTCGAACGCATTGAACTCGACCATGACACAGAACGCGGCAGACCCTACCGGCGGGACAAAAGCGTGGAATGTGGCTGGAAATGGCGTAGCTACTCCGCACACTGGACGATGGAATGGCGCTGTCTCTGTAACTGCCGGCGACGTGTGCGCTATCTCCTGCTTTGTGAAGGGCGGGACTTGTCGCTGGGTTCAGATCTCAACATCTTCCTTTTTTTCAACCAACATCGCCAATATCTACGCCAATTTCGACACTCAGACCGGCACGTTCGGCAACCTTGGGTCGGGCGTATCGAAGACCTTTGTCATTCCGCTGGACAATGGCTGGTATCGTATCGGCTTTGTCTGCACACTAGACACCACCGCGACGGCGAACGGTGTCCTAGTGTTTGTTGGTAATGGCGGTGCAGACCTTCGACCGCCTTCGACCATTACAACCAACCAGTTCTTTGCCTACGGCCCGCAATTCGAGAAGATTGGCGCTGTCACGTCATACATTCCGACCACGACCGCCAATGCAACCCGGTCTTACGAGTCCATTCAGTTGCAGAACGTGAGCAACATTGTTCAGAATGGTGAGTTCAGTGCCGTCATCGAGGCAACCACCTCGCCTTATGGATACGACACGAGCCTGTCCATTGCGCCGCGCCTTCTGGATATAAACACTTCGGCGACCGACAATTACGGCCTTCGATATTACCCGTTGAACAGCTACGGAGATTTGCAGTGCAACTCCAACAGCGTCACACAGTTCCTCATCAACACAGGGAGCAGTTCGTGGGGACTTGGCGTGACCGCAGTATATGGCGCGTCGTGGAGCAAGGACGGTGCCACTGTCTGCCTTAATGGCTCTAACTTCGGCTATGATACGACTCCGAACAGCATACCGAAAATCAGCCAGATTAAGATTGGCTCACGTCAAAACACAGCAAATGGCGGGTTCCTGAATGGGTGGATCCGCAAAATTGACCTGTATTCGACACGGCTGACCAATAAGGCACTGTCCGAGAAAACTGCTGTCCGAGCCGTCCCGTTTGTCGATTACACGATGATTCTCGACCTCAACCTGATGGCAGCGACGTTGCCGGCGGCGCTTACTCTTACCCGAGCCAGCTCGGCCACTGACATCGTAAACGGTCAGGTTGTGACATATGCAAATGATGCCGCTCGTATCAATGTCACTGGAGGTCTTCTGCTCGAACCGCCCTCAACCAACATTCTCCAAAACAGCAATATCAACGCTTTTCAGGGGACGCTGTTTGCGAACTCAAATGTCGGGCCTGACGGTGTGGCGAACAGCGCCGGCCTTGTTGTGATCGATACCGGCAACAATACCCACGGAATAAGCAATTCCGCTGCTGTCCTTCATACCGCTGCCGTCTATACGGTTTCAGGCTTTGTTAAGGCCGGGACTGTTTCGCGTGTTCAGCTCGCGGTTGGCTCGGCGATCAGTAACACGGTCTATGCAAACTTCCGACTGACTGGCGCTGGTGCTGTTCTTGCGTCTGGTAGTGGCGCACTGGCCGCGAATATTGTCTCTTTGGCAAATGGCTGGTATCGCGTGTCGATAACCTACACCGCTACTGCCAACAGTGGCGCTCCTGTTACCTTCTTCTTCATTGATAGCGATACGGCAACACGCAGGCCATTCTTTGCCGGAAATGGGACAGACAGCTTCCAGTATTTCGGATTGCAGTCTGAGCTTGGTGCCAATGCCACAAGCTACATTCCAACCACAACAACGAGCGCGACTCGAGCCGCTGAGTTCTGCGTTAACACACCGACCGGAATCAAGGATTCTGCTGGGACGCTCTATGTCGAGGCTGTTCCGCTCAATCAGGACGGCGCAATCGCCGGCAGTGAGCGAGTGCTGCATCTTCGCAACAGTGGCGCTCCGACCAGCTATCATGAGATTCGCCGGACGGTCACGTTCAATGCCCAGCCGGCTACCAACGACACGGGTGTCGCCCAGTCCGCTATCTCGCTCGGCGCGTTTAACTATGGCGTTGTGAGCAAGATTGCCTATGCCTATGCCCTCAATGACATGGCTGGATCCATGAATGGCGGCGCTGCTGTTGCTGACACGGCAGGAACAATGCCAGCCGGTCTGAACCAGCTTGTTATTGGCGCCAATGGCTCGGGCGGTTCGGCGGCATTTAATGGCCGCGTCCGTCGCGTTCGGGCGTTTAAGGTTCGCAAAACCAACCAGTTCTTGACCGCAATGACCGCTTAGGAGGATTAAATGGCTGATCTCGTGGAAACCCTGTTCGATTCTGACGACATCGATGCTCTGCAAGACTTCCTTGCCGGCCTTCCTGAATCCGCACAGTTTATCGGCCCTGTTAAGGGGATTCCCAGCTACACGGAACCCGCGACTGATGAGTTTGGGAACGTAAATCCCAACCCACAGACACACCCGGCCAAGGGCGACCCGAGTCGGTGGTATGTGAACCTGTTGACCGAATCGCCGGTCGAACTCCCTGCCAGATTCTCGCTGACCGATGAGGAGACATCCCGCGCCGTCGTCGGCGTCTGGTCATGACCTGAACGCATAGCTAATGGTTAAGCCATGCTTTACGCGCATGGCTTTCCGGTCTATCATGCAGCCCATGAGCAAGACCAATGCGGAACCATACCTCGCGGACGACCCTGACGGCCTCAAGAAAGCCAAGCTCAACGCTCGGCTGACTGACAAGCGTCTGGGTGATGACATCCGTGCAGTTATGGACACTGCATCTGGTCGGCGGGTTCTCTGGTGGCTGCTCGAACAGGCGGCGATTGGGCAGGATCCCATGACTGGCAACTCCATGACGTTCTATCGTCTTGGCGAACAGGCAATCGGGAAAAAGCTCCACGTCGAAATGTGGAAAGCCTCAAAGCAACTCTACCGGCTCATGCAGGACGAAAACGAGTAACCCTGAGAGGATGCAATGACCGATACCACGAACGCTACGGATACACCCAATGCGGACGCTGGCACTGTTTCGGCGGCTGAAACTACGGCAACCACCGCCCTCGGCGGTCAGGCGCCGGCTGTAAAGCCCGAGGGACAGGCCGACGGCGCTGCGCCGACCACGGTTGACCCGACCAAGTCCGGCGAACCAACTGGCGAAAATGCAAAGCCTGACGGCGAAGGAAGCACCGACAAAAAGGACGGTGACGACTCCGAGGCCAAGGCTGGCGCTCCCGAAACTTATGAAGACTTCAAGCTACCTGAGAACGTGCTTGCGGATTCTAAGGCGATGGATGAGTTCAAGGCGGAAGCCAAGGGTTTGAACCTCACGCAGGAACAGGCCCAGAACCTTGTCAATCGCGGGGCCGACCTCGTGCAAAAGACTGTGCAGCAAGTCTATGAGCAACAGGTCGCGCAATACGCTGAGAAGGTTCAGGGATGGCACTCCGCTCGTGCGAGTGACAAAGAGATCGGCGGGACTGACGAGGTGCAACAGCGCGTCCTCAGCGATGCCGTGAAGGTTGTTCACGCACTGGGCGGCTCGACCGACCCTGAGAAAAACCCTCTGATGAAGGCGCTCAATGAAACCGGGGCGGGCAACCACCCTGAAATCATCCGGGCCTTTTATCGTCTGCGCGATTCGGTAGGAGCTGACGGGAAGCTCATTTCCGGCCTGAACCAGACTGGTCAGGTCTTGAGTGAGGCCCAGCGTCTCTATCCGAATCTTCCGAGTGCCAACGCTTAACCTCAAGGAGAATGAAACATGGCAACAGTAGGTTCAAATGCTTACACGATGACCGACTGGATCAAGCGCAACAACCCTGACGGCACGTTCGCCAAGGTCTCTGAGATCCTGTCCCGTTCCAACCCTATCCTGCAAGACGCACCGATGGTCGAGGCGAATGGTGTTACCACCCACCGCACCACCGTCCGCGCCGGCTTGCCGGGTGTCACATGGCGCCGCTTTAACGAAGGTGTCCAGCCCACGAAGTCGATCGTCCGTCAGGTCGACGACACCATCGGTATGCTGGAAGCCTACGCCGAAGTGGACAAAGATTTGGCCGACCTCAACGGCAATACGGCTGAGTTCCGTATGTCTGAGGACGTTCCGTTCCTTGAGGCGATGACTCAGGCCATTGCCCAGACCTTCTTCTACGGCAACGTAGGTGTTAACCCCGAACGCTATCACGGCCTTGCCCCGCGTTATGGCACTCTCGGCACGTCGGCCACCGCTGACACCGTAGCCGCCTACAACGTGTTCGGCGCCGGCGGTGCTGGTTCGGACAATACCTCGCTGTGGCTGGTTGGCTGGTCTGACCAGACTGTTCACTTCACCTTCCCGAAGGGGATGAAGGGTTCAGCCGGCCTCAAGTCTGAGGACACCAACGGCGGCAACGTCGTGACCCTGCTCGATGCGTCGAATGGCCGTTATGAAGGCTATCGCCGTCACTACCAGTCCAAGCTCGGTCTGGTTGTTCGTGACTGGCGCTACCTGAGCCGTCTGGCGAACATCGACGTGTCCGACCTCTACACTGCCGGCAAGGCCACGGATACGGCTGCGCGTCTCATCCCCGAGATGATTCGCATGATGAACCGTATCCCGAACATTGCCGCTGTGAAGCCGGTGTTCTACTGCAACCGCGACGTTAAGACTGCTCTGGACATTCAGGCTCAGAACAAGTCGAACGTCTATCTCACCGTGAAGGAATACGCGGGCGAGATGGTCACGATGTTCCGCAACATCCCTGTTAAGCAGTGCGATGCTCTGGTGAACAACGAGTCGCTGGTTTCGTAATTGAGCTAAGGGTGGGGCTGGCATGGTGCCGGCCCCCACCTGACCCTCGAACTCTCAAGGAAGGAACTTTCCCATGTTGATTGATCGTCAAAACCTCGTTTCCTCAGCTCAGGCTCTCACGTCCGGCACGATTACCTCGACCGACGCGATTGACCTCGGCGCTGCCAACCAGAACAACGGCAGTGACTTCGACCTGTTTGCGTCCATCGTGACTGCTCTGGCCGGCGGCACGTCCGTTCAGTTTGTGATTCAGGACTCGCCTGATGCGTCCTCTTGGACAACTCAGATGACCAGCCGCGCCTACACCACGGCTGAACTGAACGCTCTGGGCGGCTCTCCGCTGCGTCTTGGCGACCTTACGCACAAGTGCGCTCGTTATGTTCGCTTGCAGTATGTCATCGTTGGCACCTACACCGCCGGCGCCGTGACTGCTGGCCTCGTGCAGGAACCCCAGACCAACATCTAAGGCTTGTGAAGCAGAAAGGAGAATCACGTCATGCTGTTCAAGATCCTTAAACCCACCTACATCAACGACTCCCTCAAGGAAGTTGGTGAAACCATCGACTATCCCGTCGAGAAAATGGCGAAGAACCCCGACGGTTCGGTCAATATGGCGAAGCACTCGAGCCTTGAACCGCTCGAGCCGTTTCCCGAGCTGGCCCGTCCTGCTCCTGCACCCCTGACACCCGGAAGCGGTGGCAAGGGCATGAGCAAGGCGGATGCTGATGCTGAGTTCGCTAAGGCTCTGGCCGGGGCTATTAATGGCCTCGACCATGCCAATAACGACCATTGGACTGAGGGCGGCAAGCCGAACCTCAAGGCTTTGGAACAGACCCTCGGCTTCAAGGTAAGCCGCGAACAGGTTGACACCATCGCTCCCAATGCTCGCCGCGAACTGCCGGCTGGCTAAGGTATAACCCGTGGAAGGGGCTGGGCGACATCCGTGTCGTTCAGCCCCACTTTTACAAGGAGTCTCAAATGATTGACCTTCACCGCACCAAAGAAGAATCAGCCGCCGAGATGGCAAAGATGATGGGTGGAGGCGAAGACTCCGATTGCCCGGTTAAGGTTCATGTAGCCTCGCCGGAGTTTGAAAAAATCGGCATCGACAAGATGAAGGTTGGCGACTGCTTTGAGGTTGTGACCCGCTTCTGTGTTGAAACCATTGTCATGAGCGAATCGGGCAATTCTGCCTGTCTGTGCATTGAAGGCATGGATCAGCCCGGTAAGGTCACAAATGACGCCAAGGCGCTCTATCCGAACCTCAAGTCATCCATGGAAGGATCTGACGAATGAGTGGGAGCCGCACTGAGATATTCAATCAGGCTTGCCTGTTCCTGCATATCTCGCCGGACATCGACGACGCAGATGAAGACACCCAGAAAGCAAAGACCTTCCGGGCGGTTTATAACTTTTGCCGGCGCGAGACGCTGCGCCGCTACCACTGGAACTTTGCTCGACGGTTCATCAATCTGGCTCCCGTTGGAACGGCGCCGACAAGCTGGGGCTACCAGTATGCCTATCCCGATGATTGCATCCGTCCTGTTCAGATTGTGCCGGCAGACCGTCGCCAGAAGCCTATCCCCTACAAGGTAGGCTCTTACCAGAAGGATGACGGATCCCGCGCCCGCTGCATCTGGACAGACCAGTCTGATGCGGAACTGGAATATACCGGCAACGAGGACACCGAGGGCATGTTCGACGAGCTGTTCGCTCTGGCCTTGGCCGCTTACATGGCTTTCCGCACTTCTGCCACCTTCTCGGCCTCTGCCGACGTTGTGGAAGGGTGCCGCAAGGGTTTCATTCAGTCGATGTCTGACGCTGCCATGGCTGACGGTGCCGAGCATGTGCCTGATGAGCCGCGTGATGCCGACTGGATTGCTGCTCGAAACGGGGCGACTGATACATGGGAGCAATAGGACATGCGCTTCAATCAACGATCATTTACGGGTGGAGAACTCAAGCCTAGCCTCTGGGCGCGTTCTGACGTGGCGAAGTATGGCGTCGGCTGCAAGCGTCTTCGGAATATCGTGATTCAGTCTGCCGGCGGGTGTGTGAACCGTGCCGGCATGAAGTATCTCGCCAAGCTCAAATATGACGACCGCATGGCGCGTCTCATCGAGTTCCAGTTCTCGACACAACAGGCGTATGCCCTGATTTTCCAGCATCAATGTATGTGGGTCGTCCGCAATGGAGGGCTTGTGCTGAACGCGAACAAGCCAGTGGTAGCGGTGACGAATGCGAATCCCGCTGTTTTCACTGTCACGGCGCATGGCTGGGCGGTGGGAACAGTCCTTTACGGCGACGGTCTGAACGGCATGACGCAACTGAACAAGCGGTTCTATATCGTCAACTCAGTGCCAACGGCTGACACCTTCACCCTGACTGACCAGTTCGGGACGGAAGTGGACACCTCTGCGCTCGGTGCTTACACGACCGACGGGCGTTTCGCCTCTGTCTATGAGCTTGCGCTGCCCTATTCTGACACGGAACTTGCCGCGCTCAAGGTCACGCAATCGGCTGACGTTATGACCATTGCCCACCCATCCTATGCACCGCGAGAACTCACGCGGACGGGTCATGCAGCGTGGTCAATCTCTACCCCTACCTTTGCCCCCACTCAGGTCGCTCCGACGGGCGTGACGGCCACCGCTGGGGCTGGAACACCCATCACAGGCTCGACCGCAACACTGCAATATGTTGTGACGGCTGTTTCTGCCACGGGTGAGGAATCTCTGGCCTCGACGGCATGGACGACGACGACGGCAAAGCTCTACTGGGCGGCGACCGAATATGTGAACGTCTCATGGACGGCGGCTTCTGGTGCGGTCAAGTATAACGTCTATAAGAATCGAAACGGCTTCTTTGGCTATATCGGATCGGCTGATTCAACCTCGTTTGTGGATGATAACATTGAGCCGACGGTGGGCGACACCCCGCCAGCAGCGCGCGACCCGTTTGCGTCCAGCAATTACCCCGCGACCGTTTCCCTGCACAACCAGCGGCGGTTCTTTGCCCAGACACCGAATGGCCCTGACACGTTCTATTCGAGCCAGACGGCGAATTACAAGAACTTCTCGACCTCATCGCCCGCCAAGGACAATGACGCTCTTACCTTCACGTTGGCCTCTGAGCAGGTCAACGCTATCAAGGATTTGCTTTCGTTTGGCGACCTGATTGCCTTCACCTCGAACGCAGAGTGGAAGATCAGCGGGACACAGGGCGCGGCCTTGTCACCATCCACCCTGAACGCGACAAAGCAGTCAGGCCGAGGGATTGCCGATGTGCGCCCGCTCATGGTCGGCGATACAGCCCTCTATGTTCAGGCGCGCGGGAAGAAGGTGCGCGACCTTGCCTATCGGATAGACTCCGACAAATACACGGGCAATGACTTGTCCATCATGTCGTCCCACCTGTTCCGCAAGACCTCGACCGTGGACAAGCGAATCAAGGAATGGTGCTATCAGCAAGAACCCGACTCGGTGGTGTGGTCAGTCCACAAGGACGGGTCTTTCACGGCGTTCACCTATCAGCGCGAGCATGATGTCTGGGCGTGGGCTTCACAGGACACGGACGGACTGTTGCTCTCGACGGGCTGTGTGCCAGAGGATGACGTTGACGCGGTGTATTTCATCGCCGAACGGATGGTTGGTGGTGTCGCGCGCCGAATGATCGAACGCATGGAAAACCGCGATATTGATGAGGATTCGCTGGATTATCAGTTCTTTGTGGACTCTGGCACAGAGTTCACCGCCAACAATCAGGTCACAATCTATGGCCTGAGCCACCTCAACGGGGTGACGGTTCGCATTCTGGCCGACGGGCGCGATATTCCTGACCAGACGGTCGTCAACGGCACAGTCACGCTCGGTCAGGTTTACACCCATGTCATCATTGGGCGCGGTTACGATTCTGACATTCAGCCCGTCGGGATTGACCTCGACCTGCAATCTGGTTCGACTAAGGGCAAGCCGAAGTCCATCAAGAAAGTCTTTGTGCAGGTCTATAACTCTCGCCACCTCAAGGCTGGGCCGTCGTTTGACAAGATGACAGCCTACAAGAACCGTGATTTTGGCGAGTCGCTGGCCTCGTCGCTAGAACTCAAGAGCCGAATCATCGAATTGCCCATTCTCGCAGACTGGGACAGGGACGCTTCCGTGTGCATTCGCCACGACCGCCCGACCTCGTTTGCAATCCTGTCGCTCACCGCAGAAGTTGAAATATGATCGTAGATGTCCGCCATGCACAGCCACAAGACATTGACCTGATTGCCGCCAATATGCGCCAAGGCGATAGGGACGAGATAGCCGCTTCCCACGGCCTTCGCCCTGATTTTGCGCTGCGCGTGGCCTGTGCATCATCCTCTTGGCTTCGGGCTGGGACTGTGGATGGAGAGGCGTTCTGCCTGTTTGGCGTGGCCTCTCATAGCATTCTGACGGGTGCGGGGACACCGTGGCTCTTGGGGACAGACATGGCGCGCAAAGTGCCTAAAGAGTTCCTGAAACAGTCGCGCGCGCTGTTGCCTGTGATGTCAAAAGGCTTCCGTCGCTTGGAGAACTGGGTGGATTCTCGCAATGATGTTTCCATTCGCTGGCTAAAATGGCTGGGATTCGCTATGATGCCAGCGGAACCTTTCGGGATTTATGGCCTCCCGTTTCATCGCTTCTACATGGAGGTTTAACTATGTGCGAACTGGCAACGATTGCGACAATCGCAAGTATCGGTAGTGCGGCAATGGGTGTTGTTGGGTCAATCCAGCAGGGCCAGCAGCAATCCGCCATGTTCAAATATCAGGCTCAGGTGGACAAGAACAATGCGATTCTTGCTGACCGTCAGGCCGAAGACGCGCTCGCCCGTGGTCAGGAGGAGGAGCGCAAACACCGAATCAAGGTCGGCCTGTTCAAAGGCCAACAGATTAACGCCTTTGCTGCCAACGGTGTGACCGTGGACAGTGGAACGCCTCTTGATGTTCTTGGTGACACCGCCGAAGCGGGAGAACTTGAGGCACTCACGATCCGCAATAATGCGGCGCGAGAGGCTTGGGGCTACCGTGTGCAGGGGGCGAATTATCGTAGCTCCGCTGGCATGAACTCGGCGGGGGCGCAAAATGCGATTACGTCAGGCTACACTTCGGCTTTTACCACTGCACTTGCTGGGGCTGGCACTGTCGCTGACCGCTGGTATGGGTATAACCGCTATAACTCAGGCGGACTTATCACGTCATCCAATGGGGCAACCTACCGCGACCTTGGCGGGACGATGGGTGTCTCTCGAATCAGTTAAGGAGGATTTCATGGCTCTGACAGTTCCGCGCAAGGATGTCCCAGAGGTTCAGGCAACGGGGATTCCGTCCGTCCGCCAGCAGATTGACACACCAGCAATGGCCTTTGGTGACGGTGGCGCGGCCATGCGCCAAGGCTCTCAGGCACTTGCGACGCTCTCTGACATGGCGAACAAGCGCGCAATGGATGAGATGGAGACACAGGCGGCGGCGCGGTCGCTTGAACTGTCAAACCTCGCCCGCCGTGAGCTTAACAAGTTCATCTATGACCCTGAGAACGGTCTGTTGACCCGCAAGGGTGGGGCTGCCCAGTCGGCGCGGGCTGACACCGAGGCATTCTTGGGCGACCTGCGCCAGCGATACACGAACATGGACGGCGAATCGCCCCGCGTCCGTGAGATGCTGCAAAAGGAAATGGCTGGAATCTTTGATTCGGGAATGGACTTGGCTGACCGCCACCAGTTCACCGAACTCAGCACGTTCCGCGACGAACAGTTGCGCTCCCGCGTGACGACCAACATGGAGACACAGGCTCTCAATTTCACGGATGAAAGCCAGTTTAACCGCATTCAGGCCGATACCCGCGACGCGATTATGACACAGGCACGGGTGAACGGCTGGTCGCCAGAGAAGACACAGCTTGAACTTAACAAGGCAATCTCGACCGCTCGTTCCGCCCAGTTCACGGCCATGATCAATCAGGACAAGCCCGACTCGACAATGTTGGCCTATCAGGCGTTCCAAGAGGCGCGGCGCAAGGGTCAGATTGGCTTTGAGGAGTCCATGAAGCTCGATTCAATGTTCGATGCTGCCATGCCCAAGGCTGCGGCTCAGGTCGCCATGACACAGCTACGCGGTGGGGTCGTATCTGGTAATCTCCCAACTGAGTTCGGCAGGTTTCTTGTCAATCAACTTGAGGGAGGAAGTCAAGTTGTTGAGGATGGTGCTGGGGCTGTTGCCAAGTATGGATTCAATAGCCGCTGGCATGACAATGTTCAGGGTTTGACAGAGAATCAGGCTATCCAGAAGTTTCAGACTGAATACTGGGATAAGATTGTCACACCAGATATGTCACCTCAGTTTGCTATCATTGCCGCTGACGCTTTCTTCAATCAAGACCAGAGTGAAGTTAAGCAGATGATTGAGCAAGCTCGCGGGAATCCTGCCAGACTGTTGCAGCTTCGCCTTGACCACTATCGCCGCCTTGCTGAAAGTGACCCAGATAAATACGGCCAAAACCTGCGTGGCTGGGAAAATCGCCTAAAGAGCTTGCAGGAGTATGTGTCTGGCGTATCCACTGCGCCTGTTTCTGCGGAACAGGTCAACGCCGCTGCGGCACAGCTTGACCTGCAATATGCTGGGGCTGGAAGTGAGCTTATTGCCTTGTATGGCCGTGAGAACAAAGCTCTTGAAGATGCCCGCAAGGCCGAGAAGCAGGAGTTCATGAATCAGATCATGCCTGTGATGTATGCTAATAACGGGGACTGGACTCAGCTCACACCTGCACAGCAGGAACAGGCTAAGAGGATTGGCGTATGGGAGGAAATTACCAAGTTCACAGGTGTCAGTGACCCGAATGTTAAGGTTGAGCTTTTCTCAATGCCGCCAGACAAACTAGCTATGACTGATTTGAGCCAATACCAAACACGGCTTTCTCAGGAAGATTACCTGTCTTTTGTTCAGAAACAGCGTGATTTTACGGATAAAGCAAACGCTGAGGGTTATCGGAGCATTCAGGACAGAATCAAGGCTGCCGCTGACTCCATGCGACTCACAAGAGTTAATGGAGACCCAGTTAAACTTGCTTTGTTTTATAGCCGTGCTGAGGATTCACTTGAGGCTGCTCGTCACGCGAACAATGATAAACCGCTGACCAGACAACAAGAGAACCAAGTTCTGCAATCCCTCATGCTTGACACCTCTGCTGGTGTTAAAGCCTACCAGCTTCAACCGAACCAAGCGGCTGATATTGGTGGTTTTAACCGAGAAGATGCGGCTGCTGCATCAATGGCGCTTACATATCTAGGCTATGATATAACGGCTGATAATGTTGGATCATACAGTCAGTCGCCAGCTAGGTTCCTTGGTATCAGCGGAACTGATTTTGAGGTAAGAAAAGCCATACATGAGCTAACTCTTGGAGGCTTCACATCTCTAAGCTCTGCTCAGGTTCAGCAATATGTAAACGAGAGACGCTATGGCCCACCAGCACCAGTTCCACAACAGCCACCACGTCGCACCCTGAACGATGCGTTCGACGACTACAAGAACCGCCATTCATTCAGTTTCCTTGAGGATTAAAAGACATGGACGACTTCAAGCCTCTAGACCCTCAGTCCCCGCTTGACCCGCAAGCTCAGGAAATTATTAACCGTATGAAAAATGATATGGTTAGTAGTGCGCTCGAACCTACGGTCACGGCAACAATCGGACTTGACCCAGATAAAGAGGCGAGCCTGAACAGGCTATCGCGCCAATCTGGTATACCACGGGCAATTCTCGATGATAATTCTCAGGAAATAATCAACCGAATGAAGGTCGAGAGAATGAACCTTCAAGCCATACAGCGCGATTATCCGTCTTTGGCTCAGTCACTCACAGACCCGACATTCGCCTCAATTGCCCATGACGATATTGATAACCTGACCTCTCTCGTTACTGCGATTGACATGACCCTCCAGCCGTCACAGCAATCAAGCCTTTTCCAGTCTATGGCGGCAAACTTCACAGTTCAGAACTCGGACATGGCACTCATTGCCCACGCCTTCGGGCATGGCGATTCGCAGTCTGTGGCCGATTATGTGGCGAGTGAGAACCGCGCCCTTGAGCAGATTCAGCGCAATGCGCCCGCTTATGTCCGCCAGCTTGAGCGCGACAAGGCGGCGGCTGGTGACAGCCTGACCTCCTACGCTGGCGCATACCTAAAGAACCTGAGCGCGTCTGGGCGGGCTTCGCTCGAGTCGTTGGCTGGTTCAAGCTACACGCTGGCAGGGACGACCGTCGGGGCTGGTGCTGGTGCTGCGGTAGGTTCTGCGGTTCCAGCTATCGGAACGGCGGTCGGCGGCATTGGTGGCATGGCCGTAGGGACGGCAACCATGTCGGCCATTCAGAACTCGGCCTCTTGGCTGCGTCAACGCCTGTCTGAGCGCGGTGTTAACCTTTCCGACCCTGCGGCTCTGAAAACTGCGCTGGACGACTCGGCTCTCATGTCCGAACTCAAGGCCGAAGCTATCCGCAAGGGTGTTGTTCAGGGGACTCTGGACGGCCTGTTCGCGGTCATGGGCGGTAAAATCGCCACTGCGCCCATTTCTGGGGCTGTTGGACGCGGTTTCGCTGCTACGGCTGGCAGAGTAGCCAAACGGGCGGGAATGGCTGCTGGCGACGTTCTGGTGCAGTCTGCGGGCGGTGCTGCGTCCGAGGCGGCTGGTCAGATTGCAGCGGTCGGTAGTGCAAACCCGAAGGACATTGTGGACGAGTTCGTTTTAGGGACGTTCTCTGAGGGTGCTGACACGGCAATCGGTGCGGCGGTGCGCTCTCCGTCTTTCCTGCAAAACCGTGGCGCAATCAATGCGGGGCAGGTCGTCGCCCAGCACCAGCGGGAGCAGGTCGCACAGGTTCATGCGGCTGCGGCAGGAGCAAAGACCATTGAGCGTGACCCCGACGCGGTGCGGGCTATGGTGGCACGGCAAGACCCGACGGGCGAGGTATTCATCGCGCCAGAGGCGGCAAAGACATACTTTCAGACTCTTCCGCCAGACCGCAAGGACGCTTTGACGCGGGCAATACCCGATCTTGAGCAGCGGATTGACAATGCGCTCTCGGCTGGCTCTGACGTTGTTCTGCCCAAGGCTGACTATGTGGCTCATATTGCTGGAATCCCTGAATCCGAGTTCCTGCAAGACCATGTTAAGTTCTACGCGGATGACCAGACCGTCGCCCAGATTTTGGCGGACGACCGATTCCGCGAGATTAACGACGCGCTGGAGTCTCAGGCAAACCGTCAGGACGACATTGAATCCTTTGCCAATCGCCTCAAGAACCAGCTTCTTGATACGGGACGAGTCAGGGGTTCACGCATGGTTGACGCTATGGTCGCCCCGTGGGTTTCCATGCTGCGCGCCGCCCGTGGCCGCGAGTATGGCGAACAGGTGGTTGAGAAGGTTTTGCAGTCCACCGAGGTCATTGGCCCCGACGCACAACCGCGCCCGCGCGCTTTGAATGACCGCGACGTTGAACTGGACAAGCTGCGGAATGAGGCGATTCGGCGCGACCGACTCTATGCGGCTGGTCAAAAGCGGTTCAAGACACGTCAGGCTGAATATGAGCGACGAGTCAAAGAGGACTTTGCTGGCAGTGCCGAGAACGCCCGTCTGGCTGGCGTTAAGCCGCCGCGTGTCGGTTCTGGCCGCAAGGGTGCAAAGTATCCAGTTCTTAACTTCCTTCGCAAGCGCGGTGGTGTAAATCCTGACGGCGACCTCGCTGCGTTTCTGCGCGAGAATGAAATCACGCCCAAGGTCATGCCCGCCCTGTTCAGCCGCAAGCGCGGCGCGCTCGGTGCTGCCGACGGCATTCCGATCAGTGAGTTCGAGTCATACTTCGACGGCAAAGTGAGCGTTCCTGTTGAGCGCGGCGAAGCCTATGGCTACGCCAACACAAAGCAGAACAGCTATGTCCCGACCGATTGGCTGTATGAGGCGATTCGTGACGAGATTATGGGCAGTCCAGTTGTTGAGCAGGACGTTGACCCAGAACAGGAAGCCCTCGACAAGAACCTCGAATACTTTGAGCGCATGGATATTGACATCAAGTCCATGACCAATGACGAGATTCAGGCCGCTCTCGATGAGCGTGCAGGGGATTCCGAGGCCGCTGGCTTTGTCAGTGACATGGTTGACAAGATGCGGGCAATCTTCGGTAAAACACCTGAAACACCTGCAACACCCAAGGCTGAGGACTCTGGCAAGGACGTTCCTGCCGAGAACATTGAGGTCGTGCAAGGCCAGCCGATTGAGGTTGACGACGCGACCCTTGAGACTGTGGCTGAACTTGAGCAGGAACAACCCGCGCTTGAACAGTCCGTCGCCGAAGCTGAGGCCAAGACCGACGCTGGCGAGGTTGACGACATCAATGTCGCCGACCCTACTGAAACACCTGCAACACCCGAAACACCTATCACACCAGAAAACGGACAGGACGCGCAAGCCACTGATAACGCTGATAATTCAATTACTCCCGATTCGTCCAAGACAGGCGGTCAACAGGGCGGCAAGATTGAAGACTTTGGCGAAAAGATTGAGGGTGCGCGCAAGGACGTTTGGAAGGACTACAAGAAGGCCATGTCGGACGCTCTGCCCGACGACCTCAAGGACATCACCCTTGCCAAACACTTCCCAGAACCCGCTTATGACCAGCTTATCGCCAATGGTGTTCGCGTCGAGGTGCTGGCCGCAATCAAGGCCATGCGTGACTATATCCCTGCCAAGCCGCGCAAGGACTGGAAGCTGCAACGGTGGGCGAAGGAACTGACCACGTTCAGGGATTTTGCCAACACGCTGTTGCAGGACGATTCTGGGTTCGATGACTTCTATCGTGAACTCGTTTCTGCTGGAAAGACTGACACTGTTGTCGAAAGCATCAAGCTCTATGTGTCACTCGGCTATCCAGCGTTCACAAAGGCCGCTGGCTATCGAATCATGCAGATTGAGAAGGCACTTGACCCGAAGGATTGGAGCAAGGGGCGCAAGAAGCTGTGGGCGGTCGTAAAGGATTCCAGCTTCATCTTTGAGGCGGAAGACTCTGGTTCTGCGCTTGAATACCTGCGCGCGAAACTGTCAATCGAGCCTGAGCCTGAGACGGCGACTAAATCGGTCAAGCTCGACATCTACCGCATGACCTCGACGGGTGAAGTCATCATCGGCAAGAAAGTAGCCAGCGGCAAGTTCATTGACCTCAAGGGCGGGTTCAAGAATGCCCGCGAAGCTGGCGCATACCTCAAGGAAAATGAGAAAGCCCTGCTCGTCTTGCTGGAACGCAAAAAGGATATGCCGCCTGAGCGTCGGAGCGTGAACGACCCGCGCAAAGGGACGGACTATCGCATGGGGGAGAACGTCACGCCTGAGAAGTTTGCCGCCGAGTTCGGGTTCCGTGGTGTCCAGTTTGGCAACTATGTTGAGCAAGGCCGTCGGACGGAAGACCTCAACAATGCCTATGATGCGCTGCTGGATATGGCTGACGTTCTTGGCATTCCTTCCCGTGCAATCTCGCTTGAAGGCAATCTCGGTCTGGCCTTTGGCGCGCGCGGTAAGGGCGGGAAGAACGCCGCTATGGCGCACTTTGAGCCGACGAACCTTGTCATCAACCTGACCAAGAACAAGGGGGCTGGCTCGCTCGGCCATGAGTGGTTCCACGGTTTTGACAACCATTTCGGCCAGAAGCAGGATCAGGACTTCCTGACAAATGCACCGCGCCAGCGGATGAAGGCAGGGCCAGACAAGACACTGGTTCCCTATGGGACGATTCGCCCAGAGGTGACGGAAGCGTTCAAGGGCGTGATGGACGCTATCAACAAGACGGATATGCTCAAGCGGTCGCGGAGTGCAGACTCGACCCGCTCTAAGGACTACTGGTCAACGCCTATCGAGATGGCGGCGCGGGCTTTTGAGGCTTATCTGATCTACAAGGCAAAGGAAAAAGGACAGTCAAGCGACTATCTGGCGAATGTGGTTGACCCTGCCGTGTATGAGGCTATGGGCGACGCTGACCGTTATCCGTATCCGCTGCCTGACGAGATGGCAAACACCATCGCTCCAGCCTTTGACAAGCTGTTCTCTACGCTCAAGACAAAGAAGGCAGAGGACGGTGTGACGACCATCCTCTATCAATCTGCCACGGGAGACGACAAGCGCGGCAATATCCGTTTCATGCTGGACGGTCGCCGAATAATCCAGCTTTTGCAGGACTCGAACCTGTCCACGTTCCTGCATGAGACAGGCCACGCTTTCCTTGACATCTTCCATGAACTGTCAAACGCGCCCGACGCGCCGCAACAGGTCAAGGATGATATGGCTCAAATCCTCAAGTTCCTTGGGGCTGAGAGCTACGACAAGGTGACGGTTGACCACCATGAGACGTTTGCCCGAACCTTTGAGGCATATCTGGCAAGTGGAGAAGCCCCGTCGGCTGCGCTGCAACGGGCGTTCCGCTTCTTCAAGGCGTGGATTAGCAACATTTATGCGAAGCTGACAGGCCGCTATGCTGACGTTCAAAAGGCATTGGACGTGAAGGTCACGCCTGAGATTAAGGCTGTTCTTGACCGTATGCTCGCCACCGATGAGGAGATCGAGCTTGTGAGCAAGGCGACTGGATTCACGCTCGATGAGGGTGTCCTGTCCATTCTGCCAAAGGCTGACCGTGAGCGGTATCAGCGAATCCACCAGCAATCACTCGAATCAGCAAAAGAGCGGCTGCTGGCGCGCGCTACCCGCGAGGGAGAGCGTGAGGCGACGCAGTGGTGGAAGGATGAGCGGGCGGCGCTGCATGAGGACGTGACAAAATCAGTCAACACAGACCCCGTTTATCGCGCTCTTGAGTGGCTGCGCTCTGGCAAGTTCCATGAGGTTGATGACCTGCTCGCCCCTGATACGGCGCTCAAGCTGTCGCGTGAGGAAATCGTGGGGATGTTCGGCAAGGAGATTGCCGCCAAGCTGCCCGCCTCGATGTATGCCAAGAAGGGCGGTGTTGTAATCCGTCCTGACGCGCTGTCTGAACTGGTGATGTTCAACGTCGGCAACCCGATGGAAGGCTGGAAGCGCGGTTCTGGCCGTGACCTGATTCTTGCTATGGTGAACGCGGAAGACCGCAAGGCGCTGATTGAACGTCTGACCGATGAGACGATGGTCGAGCGTCACGGTGACATTCTCAAGGACGGTTCGCTTGGCGAAGAAGCTCAGGAAGTTGCCGAAAACGAGTTCAAGGCCATGACGATGGAGATGGAAGGCCGCGCCGCTGCTGAACTGGCAAAACTGCGCTTCCCGTCTGCTGAGAACATGAAGGTCGCGGCTCAAAAGATGATCTTCGAGATGAAGATTCAGGACGCAGCGGCGGTTGACCGTTTCTATCGCGCGTCGGTGAGTTCCGCGCGCCTGTATGGTCAGGCGATTCGCGGCAAGGACTGGGCCAAGGCCGTACGCTACAAGCGGCAACAGCTTTTGAGCCATTACCTCTACCGCGAGGCACTGGAAGCCCGCGACATCCGCGACAAGGCTCTGGGTGTGTGGCGCACGAAACTCGGCCAGAAAGACGAGAAACTGGCAAAATCGAACGATATGAACTTCGTCTATGCCGCCCGCGCAATCCTGAGCAAATACGGCGTTCTTCCGTTTGAACAGCGGTATGCTGACTATATCGAACAGGTCAAGCAATATGACCCAGAGGCGGCGGAAGACCTCATTACGCTCGTTGGTGAGAATGTCGTCGGTGCAATGCCGTGGCGTGATATGACCTATTCCCAGTTCATCGGTCTGCGCGACGCGGTGGACAATATCCTCGGGGTTGGCAAGAACTCACGGTTCATGGAGATTGACGGCCAGAAGCGCGTTCGCGCCGAAGTCCGACAGGAACTCGTTGACTTAATCGGAAAGCGTGTTGCGGCTGGTGAAGGTGCGAACCTGAGCGACGGAAAGAGCCGCCGCCTGACAGATGGTGAGAAGCTCATGATCAAGCTCTATGGAGCGCGCGCCCAGTCCCGTCGCGTCGAGTCGTGGGTGAAGGCTCTTGACGGTGATTTCGGCGGGATTGCCCGCAAATACCTGTGGAACCCTATCAACGATGCGCGCGACAATTACTATGAAGCCCGCAACGAGGTGTTCACGCTGGCGAAGGACGTGATTGACCCGCATAAAGAGCGGTTGCTGAGTGGCGGAAAGATTGATGCGCCTGAAATTGGCTACACCTTCGAGGACAAGGGCGAACTCATTTCTGCGGTTCTGAACAGTGCCAACGAATCGAACTTCGAGCGACTGTTGAAAGGTCGCAACTGGTCTGAGGAAGGCTGGCGGAAGATGATGAGCCGCATGGAGGAAGACGGCACAATCGTCGCTGAGGACTGGGAATTGATGACGGGTCTTGCCAAGATCGTCAAGTCCATGCTTCCCGCTGCCCAGAAGGCACACAAGGCCATGTATGGCTACTATTTCTCGGAAGTGAAGCCGTGGCAGATGGAGTCCAAGTTCGGCACGTTTGACGGCTGGTATTGGCCTGTTGTCTATGACAAAGACCTGAGCGTCACGGCGCGCACTCATGCCGAGGGCGATATTCTCAAGCAGAACAACGCGACCATGTTCCCATCAACTGGCAAGGGGTTCACGAACAAGCGCGTGTCCAATGCGCCTTTTGAGCCTGTGCAGCTTGGCCTCAATGTCCTGTCGTCGCACATTGACAAGGTGCTACGCTTTACCCACCTCGAACCGTCGGTCAAGGACGTGGCGAAACTGGTGACGAATCCCCAGTTCAAGGCGGCGATTGAGCAATACGACCCCAAAGCCTACGAGAACATGATTCGTCCGTGGTTGCAGCGAGTCGCCAGCCAGTCGGTTGAACTGAAAACTGGTCATCCGTTCCTTCTGCCTGATTCATGGTGGCGGCGTATCCGCTACAATACCGCCATGCAAACGATGATGCTCAACCTGCTCAACGCAATTCAGCAGGTCACGGGCTTCTCGCAGTCGGTCTATATGCTCGGCCCCCGTCGGGTTGGTCGCGCTCTTGTGACCTACATGAACAGCGGGCGCGATATGCACAAGGCCATGACCGAGACATCAACCTTCATGCGCCACCGCTCGACCGTTCTGGCTGACCATATCGAGTCGCAAGTGACGGATGTGCTCATCAACAAGG